GCGCCGGGGTGTCGCAAACTCGCCGTTACCCCCCGTTACCCCGGCATCACCTCGGACAACCTCGCCGCCCGCGTCGCGATGCGCGATCTGGCATCCGTGTCCACGCCGCTCGCCAAGGTGCGGCTCAAGGTGAACCGCAACGCCTGGAATTTGTACCCGGGCGATGTCTTCAAGCTGGAGTGGCCTGCGCTCGGGATCGCCGGTCTGGTGATGCGGATTGCTGGCGTCGATGGCGGGTCACTCACCAACGGCGCCATCAGCATCGACGCTGTCGAGGATGTGTTCGGCCTGCCGTCAGCGGTCTACACCGCATCCCAGCCCACCGGCTGGACCGACCCGGTGCCAGCGCCATCCGCGACCACACCACGGCGTCTGGTCGAAGCGCCGTACTGGGACGTGGCCCGCGCACTCTCTGCATCCGAGCTTGCATACCTCGATGCCACCGACTGGTTCCTGCAGACGCTGGGCGGTCGCCCCGCACCAGGGGCGCTGAACTACGACCTATACAGCAAGACGAACTCGGCCACGACCTACAACCAGCGCGGCCAAGGCGAGTTCTGCCCCACGGCGGTTCTCGCCACCAGCCTTGCGCAAGAGGTGACCAGCACGACGACCTACAGCGGCGAACTCGACATCGATCTGGTCGCAACCGGGAGCTATGCCTACATCAACGACGAGGTCGTCCTGGTCACGGCCATCAATACGACCACGCAGAGCCTGACCCTGACCCGTGGCGTCATGGATACCGTGCCAACCAGCCACGCAGTCGGCAGCCGGATCTGGTTCGCCGATGGCGCGCAGGGCGTCGATCCGACCGAGTACGCCGCTGGCGAAACGGTCAACGCGCGACTACTCACCGTGACCGGAAAAGGCACGCTGGCGCTGGCGTCGGCACCAACCGATTCCCTGGCCATGAACCGCCGGCAAAACCGGCCGTACCCGCCCGGCAATGTGAAGATCAACAACGTTGCCTACCCGGCGGTTGCCAAGGGTGACCTGGTCATCTCCTGGGCGCACCGGGACCGGCTGAGCCAGACAGTGTCCCTGGTGCCCCAGACCAACGGCAACATCGGCCCCGAAGCCAGCGTGACGTACACGCTGCGCATCTACGGGGAAGCGGGCAGCCTGCGCCGCACCTACTCCGGCCTGACCGGCGCCAGCCAGACCTACACCTTGGCAGACGACACCGCTGATTCCGGCCTTGGCCGACCCAACGCCGCGCTGCGCATCGAACTCGAATCCAACCGCTCGGGCGTGATCAGCCTGCAGAAGCACTCGATCGCCTTCGAGCGTGCCGGCTACGGACTTCACTATGACAAGTACTACGGAGGCATCTGATGCCCGCAATCACTGACCCGAACCTGGGACTCAACTACGGCTGGACGCTCGGCGAAAGCGGCTGGGGCGCCGGCATGGATGCCAACCTGAAGCGGCTGGGCGCCGTCGTCAGCCTGTCGGTCAAAGACCGCGATCTGGCCACACCACCTGCCAGCCCGGTTAACGGCGACCGTTACCTCATTCCCGCTGGCGCAACCGGCGTCTGGAGCGGCAAGACCGATCAGATCGCGGCGCGCATCGCGGGCGTCTGGGAATACCACATCCCTAAAGTTGGCTGGCTGTGCTTCATCGAGGACGAGGCAGTGCTCTCGGCCTACAAGGCCACCGGCTGGAGTCCCGGCATCGCCATCTGATCGCTTTCCCCTGAACCCCGAAAACCCGCCCGAGTGGCGGGTTTTGCATTTCTGGAGCCCGCCCTATGACTGACCCACAAAAACCCGCGCTGGTCGACAACATGCTTCTCCTGCGCAAGGAGGACTTCGAAGACCTTCTGGATCGCGCCGCCGAACGCGGCGCCAAACGTGCCCTGGCCGATGTTGGCTTGGACGGTGACGACGCCGCCCACGACATCCGCGAACTGCGCGGTCTGCTCGATGCCTTCAACACCGCCAAGCACACCGCCTGGCAGACCGTCATCAAGATGATCACCACCGGATTCCTGCTGGCGTTGGTGGCGGGCGCCCTCATCAAGTTCAAGGTGTTCGGAGGTGGCCAATGATCGAGACCCTTCTTGGTGGTCTGCTCGGCGGCGCCTTTCGCCTGGCACCTGAGTTTCTCAAGTGGCTCGACCGCAAGGGCGAACGCGGCCACGAACTGTCGATGCAAGATAAGGCGCTCGAATTCGAGAAGCTACGCGGTGCGCAGCGCATGCACGAAATCGGCGCCGGGGCCGATGCGGCGTGGAACGTGGGCGCAATCGAAACGCTACGCGAAGCTGTTCGCACCCAAGGCGAGAAAACTGGCGTCCGCTGGGCCGATGCACTGTCGAGCAGCGTCCGCCCAGTCATCACTTATTGGTTCATGGCGCTGTACTGCGCAGCCAAGACGGCCGCCTTCGCTGCCGCTATTGAAGGCGGTGCCGACTGGGGTGTTGCCATCCTCCACGCATGGACCGAAGCCGACCAAGCGCTGTGGGCTGGGGTGCTGAACTTCTGGTTCATCGGGCGCGTGTTCGACCGGGTGAGGCCATGAGCCAGATTCCCCAGGCAGCCATCGCCCTGGCCAAGCGCTTCGAGGGATTCCATCGAATTCCGATGTCAGATCCGCTGCGCCGGGCCCATCCCTATATCTGCCCGGCCGGCTACTGGACGATCGGCTACGGCCGTTTGTGCAAGCCAGACCATCCACCGATCAACGAGGAAGAGGGCGAGATGTACTTGCGTCAGGACCTGCGCACAGCACTCACCGCCACGCTTCGCTACTGTCCGGTGCTGACCGCCGAGCCAGAGGCGCGACTCGCGGCCATCGTCGACTTCACCTTCAACCTCGGCGCGGGGCGGCTTCAGACATCGACCCTGAGGCGACGGATCAATCAGCGGGACTGGTCGAGCGCAGGCCATGAGCTACGCCGATGGGTCTATGGCGGCGGGAAAGTGCTGCCGGGGCTGGTAACGCGACGGGAAGCCGAGGCGTCCTTGATGCTGCGTGGGATGGTCCCAGGCTAACCGGTCCAATCGGTCCCGCAAGCCGCAAGTGTATGCACCAAGAGCATATATGATGTAGAATATGTTCTAGGTGACTTTTTTGGTGTTGTGATGGCGGCCTTCGAAAGCGTAGAAGAATTCATCCGGGCGGCGCGTAACGGGCGCAGCCAGAAGGAATTCGCTGACTTACTGGAGGTCGATCAGTCGATGGTTAGCAAGTACGAAAGGGGTAAGGCCAGTCCGCCGATCACTGTCATCAACCGGTGTATGCGTCTGGTGCATACGGCTGAGAGCGAGTCGACTCCGACAGCGGAACAGCTCGCTGAACGCGTTCGCGTGACCTTGGCCGACCCCGACTTGGCGCAGGTTCGCTCAGCGCTGTCCCGATTGGTGGACGCCTTCGCGTCCGAACATGCACAGCCCCGTTCGGCGGGCCCTGCGCTTAAATGAATTAGGAGGCCAACATGGCGACGCAATCAACCATCGAATGGACGGAGCAAACTTGGAATCCGACTACCGGATGCACCAAGGTTTCGCCTGGCTGCAAACACTGCTATGCCGAAGTGATGGCGCGTCGGCTGCATGCGATGGGCGCTCCCGGCTACGAGAACGAGTTTCAGCTCACTTTGCACGAGACCCGGCTTGAACAGCCACTGACGCGAAAGAAGCCGACCGTGTACTTCGTCAACAGCATGAGCGACCTGTTTCACGAAGACGTGCCCGACAAGTTTCTCGACCGCGTGTTCTCGGTCATTGAGGCGACGCCACATCACACCTATCAGATTCTCACCAAGCGTGCCGAGCGGCTGCCAGAGTATTTCGCGAGACGCGCCTGCCCACAAAACGTCTGGCTAGGGGTATCCGTGGAAGACAAGAAATACGGTGTGCCCCGCATCGATTACCTGCGCAGGGTAGACGCGTACATACGTTTCCTCTCGGTCGAGCCGTTGCTTGAAGATCTGGGGCATCTCAACCTGTGCGATATCCACTGGGTGATCGTCGGTGGCGCGTCAGGCCACAAGGCTCGACCCATG